GCTCCGTTAGCCGCAGGTGTTCAAATCTATGTCGACCATGTTGTTGCGATGATTAATAACAAACCTTATGCAATTGAGAAAGCTGATTTAGCCTCAAAAGGCAAAATCTTTGGTTATCCGAAGGTTGTTTTACAAATTTCAAATTTTGAAGATGGTTTAGCTAGTCAGAAGTCACATGAGCCACAAGCTTATTGGAGACGATTTTCTTATTATATAGAGATTGAAGTTAAACCCGAATTTGCTGATGGCACACGTTTAGATCGTGCTAAGGCTGATAAAGCTTCAACTTATGATATGTACAATGTTCATGTATGGGAGTATTCCCCCGCAAAAGGTTTAGCACTTGAAAAGAAGAATGAAAGAATTATGTCTTACCCGGACTTTGTCATTCTTATGGTTAATGAATATATTAAACATATGGAGATGGAGACTAGGCGTTTACAAAAAGTTGCATGTACTGATTTTTGTTCAGTTTGTGGCTTGTCAGCTAATCGTGATTGTACCCATGTTCAATCTTTAGGTGTTGTCGTCGAAGATAAGTCTATTGAAACTGGACCTCTCCCTGCTGGTGATGGGTATTACATGAATCTTTTGAAGATTGGTGCTTTGGAAGAGTATCAACCTGTAACTAGAATTGTTAAACATGATCGCAGATATGCTGATTCTGAACATCATTTAGAGTTGATTCAGGTTGCATATTTTGCTGACTCTATGTTAGATACTTATGAAGACGGGCTTAATGCTCGAATGCGTAAGCAAAGTATCTTTTCTGTTGAACCTACTGAAATTTGTAGTCACTGGCGTAATATGACGCACGAAGAGAGGGCCTTTTGGTCCGATCAATGTTTAGATTATTATGCGCAGAACAATGTTTATAAAAGAAGAATTCGCAATTGGTTTCGAGATAAATTTACTGTTTGTGATACTATCTACCAAGGATGGGATAAGTACAAGAGTGCTATTCTAGAAGAATTGGTTAGATTTACATTTATAACTGCCGGATTTATTACTATTTCCAGATTAGCTATTAGGTATATGGAGAAGCAAAGTAGAGTTGCAAATGCTTCCGATGATATGGCCACTAAGAATTGGGCTAGAGCTGAACAAGATTTTGTTCCCTCTATAAATCCAAGTTTTGGTCATTCATCGTTTACTAAACAAGATATTTTAGATGTTATGTCAGCTAGCCACGCGGAAGTTATTAACAATAACCGTGTAGTTCATGCTTTTGCTTTAGGTGGACCAATGTTTTTAACTGTTACTCATATTGCCAAGAAAGGTGATACTGTAACGATTAAGCAAAGGAGTGCTGAGAGGCAATTGCAATTAACTGATTTTAATTTTCGTGTTTTACCAAGTAATCCGCAATTATCTTTAATTAAGTTTGAAGCTAATTGTTCTACCCCTGGAATTCTTAATAAGATGTGGGAAGCACCGGATTTGATGATCCACCGCTTTGATTTGATGGAGATTTATTCTCCAAATCTGCGCTATGCACCCATAGTTAATAATGTGGTCATGATGGATCACACTAGAGTGTTGCAAACCAATGCTGAAACTATTGATGGAGATTGCGGTTCTCTTTATGTTGCAAAGCATGGGGAGGCATGGAAAATTGTTGGTATGCATTATGCAAGATGTTTTACTCAAACTGCTTTTGGTGAAAAATCTAATTCACTTGCTGGTATTGTATCAGCAGGAGAAATGAAGAAGGTTGCTCAATCAATGGTGACGATTATTGAACCTGTTTTAGTAGTCAATCAAGTTTTGACAAAAGCCCCTAAGGAATTACATATTGGTAAGTTTGGGCCCTATTCTGAGGTCTGGACTGCAAAATCTAATTCAGGAGCTATTATTAATGCTTTTGGTCAGATGACTCCACCATTAACTGGTTCCACTATGAAATCCGGTGTTAAATTATCACTTTTATATGATGATTTACGCGGTTTAGAGAAGGAGTTTTGTGGAAGAGAGGGATATTGGAGAATTCCAAATTTTAAAGGCCGTATGGTTGATGATGTTTGGGACTCCCCCTATACCGCTGCTTTCAAATCCCAAAATGAGGTTGTTTTTGATGAAGAGCTCGCCATGTTGGCTGTTTATGATTATTTAAATGGTATAACTGGTTTATTATGCGATGGTTATGCTCGACTTACTGAAGAGCAGATGCTTACAGGTATAACGGGTTCATATGTCAATGCGATTAATATCAAAACTTCAATGGGTCCACCTTTTAATAAAGCGAAGTATCACTACGTTAAACTTGATCGTGAAGAAGGTTCAATCATGGCCCCGGAAGTCTGGGAGCTATATGATTGCCTTGATTCGGTATTAGCCTCTGGTGGTATTCCCGGTGTTCTCTCCATTTGGAGTCAGAAGGACGAAGCTGTTAAACCGGCGGCGGCCCCAAATCCACATGATAGAGGAAAACATCCGCGTATTTTTAATTCACTCCCTGGATCTTTTAATTTTCTTATGAAGAGACATGGAGTTTGGAAGTCATTTATGCGGTCAAATCCAGAGTTCTTTGAAAGTGCTGTTGGGATTAATATGACCTCAAAGGAATGTTCACGTGTTCCAAAGTTTTTACAAGCTGTGTCCCCG